TGTCATAGTACGGAAGCTTGTCTTTATGCTTCGCGTCGTACATGAAGAAGTACATTGAGCCAGGCTGGAACGTCCCCTTCAATTTTGCGGCATCTCCCTTGAGAGCTTGTTGGGGAGCCATATCATTCACACTGAAGAGTTTGAATGCTTGCCCCTCAAACCAAGCAGAACTATTCTTTTGAATCTTCTGTAGTTCGTATGGAGATGCCTTAAGGAGTTGGGCAATGTTGTTTGGTTCAGCCATTCACGGGTCTCGGTTTCAATCCTAGATCATATTCATCCAGGATCATAAAATGCCAACCGCGCTCGGCGCAATACTTTTCCGCCGCAGCCCACTTGGCTTTATTCTTCAGATAAGTCAAACATGCTTGTATGTATGTTTTCGTCTTCCTACCTGGGTATTTAGGTTCAACGCGCTGTGCGGCGGGCTTAATTTCAATCAGGGTAATCTGAAGGGACCCATCGCGCTTCTTGCTTTGAACCGCGAAGTCGATAAAGTAGCGATGCCATTCTCCATCCGTTGGACAGATATACGGGATGACGCACCCTTCCGAATTCCATTTGACGATACCAGGGTTGCTATCAAACCACTTCATAGCTCTTTGTTCCCATGAACTGCGGTAGAATATCTCGTTCAGTTCACCGGAATACTTCTGAGGATTCGTGGGCTTGAAGTAGCCCTGATGGAATTTATGTTTCGCCATGCCGGTATTTATAGTTCCGGCTTTACTTTTAATTACGCCTGCCGCAAACTAAGCGTAGGGTTACAGGAGAAGCTATGAATTTGAATTCTATCGTTTACACGGCTTTCGGCTGCCTCGGTGGTTCTATCCTGATATACATACTTTTTAAGCTCGTCGTGGATAACCCGAAGGCTTGTCTTATTGGGCTAGGACTTTTGTATCTGGTCATTATCATACAGGGATTATTATCATGACAGTATCTGAAGCGTTGTTTCTTATTATGGTTGTTGGAGTGATGTTCAGTTTGGCCTGGGTTTGCTTGCGCTTTCCGCTGGTCATATTTGGAATCCTCATGATCATGACCGTCTATTTCACGGGCAACTTCAACGAGTATCTCCCGCGCAATCTCTGGTGGTAATTCCTATCGTCGCCCTAAATAGTGTGAAGAACACTATGGGCGACCAATGGCAAACCAAGCTGACGTAAGAAAAATCGACAACAAGATCGAAGCGGACCAAACAAAACAAAACCGCACGAACGATCGCACCATCGACGGGACGTTTAGTCGAACCAAATACGATGTAAGCGAACTGGTCTACCCGTCTGACCTCCTTTCGAATGATTCCCGTTACGGAAACAACTACGTTGTTTTCTATATCAACGTAACGGAAGCAGCGCGTACCCAGGATGCCTATGGCAACAACCTCGGTGGCGAAGACTACGTTCCAGACTTCGATAAGCGCGTAACCACTTCCATTCAAGAGTCAAATCTGGGTATGCTTGGCGCGACCGCAGGTATTGCCGGCCAAAACGCCATCGCTGGCGCGGGTCTTGGTGCCATCGGTGCGTCTCTACGTGGTAACTTCTCTGGCGCGTTGAAGGGTGCTGGTGTTGGTACTCTTTTGGCCGCTGTTCCGGTGGCCACGCTTGCAGTGTCTGGTGTCCAGTTCCAGCGCGGACGTAAGCGTCTGAAGCGCGCGATCATGATGAACATGCCTAATTCGTTTAAGACGAACTATAACATGATCTACGGTGTAGCTGATCTGAAGAACTTCTCGCTTGCCGCTGTTGGTGTTGATACACTCTACGAAGCTGGTAAGGACTTGTTGGTGGATGGTGATAAGCAAGGCGCCATCGATAAGATTAAAAGTCTGAATGGTGCGGCCGCTTCCTTGGCCTTGTCGTCACCAAACACAGACGGTATCCAGGCGATGACCGGCGTTCAGGCCAATCCTAAGTCCGAAGTGCTGTTCAACGGTGTTAACTTCCGTTCCTTCGCGTTGGCCTATCAGTTCTTCCCACGCAACAAGGATGAGCAGGATAAGGTCGAAGACATCATCCGCGAATTCAAGTATCACATGCACCCTGAGTATATGGATGAGAAGAAGTTCGTCTATATCTATCCATCCGAATTTGATATCAGCTTCTACCACAAGGACCAGGAGAATGAGCACTTGCCTAAGATTGCTTCGTGCGCATTGGTGGACATGTTGATTGACTACACGCCGCAGGGTGTTTGGGTCGCTAACACCGATGGTTCGCCATCGCAGATCAACGTGACACTCCAATTCAAGGAACTGGCTACCCTGTCCAAGGACGCTATCCAGAAGGGTTACTAATGTATTTCGAGAAATTCCCTCTAATTTTCCACGGCATCGCCGATGCCAATGGCCAGGAAGTATTGGTTCGTCTGCGAGACATTACACGCAACGTTCGTGTGCGACGCGAGGTTCTCGCCAACATTACCCTGTACGAATACTATGATATTCGCGACGGTGAGACGCCAGAAATCATAGCCGAAAAGGTGTATGGTTCGGCACAGTATCACTGGATTGTGATGCTCCTTAACGAGAAGTATGATTACATTTCAGACTTCCCTTTGAACGACGTAGACTTGCTAGACCACGTTACGAAGAAATATGGTGCTGGTAACGAATATATGCCTCACCACTACGCAGACCCAAATGGGTATGTGGTTAACTCTACGTTTCCGAGTGCAGTTTCAGTGTCCAATTTCGACTATGAGGAAGACCTGAACCAGCAAAAGCGTCGCATTAAGTTGATCTCTCCATCAATGCTGCCAGTCCTCCTAAGTAACTTTGACGCAATTATGGCTGTATGACTGTAGATACAATTTCAAAAGCTGGTGACGTTAACGTCAACCTCGTTCAAATCATCAACTCCCAGGGAGTTGCGCTGGACATCACCAACCAGATTTTGAATATCGAGATCTATGAGGATCTGTTCTCTCCGTTCATTACTGGAAATTTGTTGGTTGTAGACTCACTTGATATCAGTTCTGTCTTGCCTCTGGTGGGTGAGGAACGTGTCAACCTGGACATTGAAACCCCTGGCCTTGGAAAGATCAAGGAGCAGTTCTATCTGTACAAGATGTCGAACAAGGACCGTTTCAGCGAAAGTGCGATGGCCTACCAGATTCACTTCATGTCACTGGAAGGTATCATTGATGCCAACAAGAAGATCAGCAAGGCATTCAGTGGCAAGAATTCTGATATCGTTCAGAAGCTGATTCGTTCGGAAGGTCTGAACAGCAAGAAGACTGCCAACATTGAAGAGACTCGTAACTCGCAAAAGTATGTGTCCAACTTCTGGAGCCCGACACAAAACATTGCCTACGTTATGGAAGACTCTGAGAATATGACCGGAGCGCCAAGCTTCGTATTCTTTGAGAACCGCGAAGGTTATGTGTTCGCATCGCTCAATTCGTTGTACGCCGTACCTCCTATTCAAACGTTCGTCGAAGATAACTACACGCGTACCATCGGTGCGTCTGGCACCACTATCAGAAGCGTCGAGGAAGACTATAAGCGAGTAAACAATTTGTACGTGCCTGACTTCTTCGACTACCTCGATCGAGTTCAAGGTGGCTACTATTCGTCAGCTTTGACATCGTACGATGTTACGACAAAGAAGTACACATATCGCGTCTTTGATGCCAAGACTAAAACGTCTAAGAACCTCAACGACCAGGCGCTTGTTCAGCTGGGAGCTAACTATCGCTCTGATGCTCTGCGTTTGTTTGTACCAAAATATTATGGTAACTTCAACGGCTACTCGGATGTGACCAACGCCAACTCGATGCAGGAACGTATTTCGCTCCTTAAGCAGGCTGAGTCGTTGAAAATCCAAATCTCAGTTGCCGGTCGTGTGGACTATACAGTGGGCCGCACCGTCAACCTTGAAGTCTACAAGAATAAGCCGACACGTGTCGGCGACAGTGTGAAGGACCTTATCGATCCGGTTATGTCTGGCCTGTATCTGATCTCGGCTATCTCCCATCAGATCACACGCAAAGAGCACATCTGCAATATGGAATTGATCAAGGACTCGATCCTTAAAGGCAAATAATGTTTCTACCTGATACTGGCGTAGTTGAAAACCGAATGGACCCGCTTAAGCTGGGTCGATGCCAAGTGCGCATCCACGGAGTTCACACGCACGATAAAAACCTGCTACCGACAAGCGATTTGCCTTGGGCGTATCCAATGCAACCGCTGGATTCAGCAGCTATGAGTGGTATTGGTACCGCTCCCGTTGGTCCGGTGGAAGGTACTGTGGTTATTATTGCATATCGCGATAAGGACAAGCAACAACCGTATATGCTCGGAACTTTGGGTGGTATCCCACAGGCCGAAGGCTCGGTTGATTCTGACATGCCGGACTTGATGTTCGACGAACAGAGCACTACGACTTCTAAGCCAGCAGAGATTCCAATTGTGACTTCGGTTGGCACGCCTATCCCGCCAAGTCAGGAAGCGCTGGCCGTTCAGCCGGTCACCCAAGCCCCTACAACGCCCACCACCGCGCCAGTCACAGGCATCCCGGGTAATGCCCCGTACAACGCCCGAACCGGCTCAAACGTGGCCATTAAGAGTTCCTGTACCAACGGTATCTTGGCTGTTGGAAGGGCCATGGACCAACTGGGCATTACTGGTTCGTACGCGCGTGCGGCGATTCTTGGTATTATCGGCGGTGAATGTGAATGGATTCCTCAAAGCGAAGGATACAAGTATTCACGCAACCGTATCCAGGAAGTGTTCAGCTGGATGACTGATGCTCAGGCAGACCAATATTCTAACTGGAAGGGAAGCCGTGAAGACTTCTTCCGTTTCGTTTACGGGCCAACTACTCGTTCAGGTAAGAACCTTGGTAACAAGGGCGCGGACGACGGCGCAAAGTATTATGGTCGTGGTTACGTCCAGCTGACTGGAGCGTATAACTACGCGCGATATGGTAAGATGGCCGGCGTGGACCTGGTTAACAATCCAGACCTGATGAACGACCCGGTCCAAGGTGCTCTAATTTCAGTATCCTATTTCAAGGATCGAGTAAAGACTGCACAGAACGACCCAGGTTATTTTGATGCTGCGTGCTCAGCCGTTGGCTTTAACGTTCCTAACATCAAGGCAAAGAAGAAGGCATACTACCAATACTTCTTGATCGCGGACGCACAAGCCACTCAAGTTCCTCAGAAGCAAGAGCAATCTGCGATTCCAGGTGAGCAACCGCCGAACGTTAAGGTCGCACAAAACGGTTTCCCTCAAGACCGCCAGCAAAGCCTGGTACTGGGATTCCG